TTCACCCGCCTGTGGGAGCGCATCGTGAATCTGTTCAAGTTCTAAGTATTTTGAAGTAGAAGGAAAACAGGAACGCCCCCTGGTATCGCAGCGATACCAGGGGGCGTTTTGCTGCCATTTGGCAGGATAGAACGTTCTCAGAACCAGTTGATGTCCACGATGACCAGCTCCGGCGGATTGTTGATGCGGGGGACCGGCGTACCCTTGCCGTCGCCCAGACCGCGGCTGATGATGAGGGAGGTGTCGCCGATCTGGTGCAGCCCCTCGGTCAGCGTTGGCAGAACGCCCTGATCCGGCGTGTAAAGCCCGCCGATGCCGGGGATGCGGATCATTCCGCCGTGGGTGTGGCCGCAGAGCGCCAGATCGACCGGCACGTCAGAGAAGAAGCCATCCTCCAGAAAATATTCCGGGTAGTGGACCAGCAGCAGCTTGAAGGCATCCAGCTGCTCAAAACTCTCGAAATATGCACTGGCGTACCGCTCGTAGGAAGCGGGTGCTTCGGCCACGCCGCCGATGGCGATGGTGTTGCCGTTGACCTCCAGCGTCTCAGTCTCGTCTGCCAGGAAGTGGACGCCGATGGCCTCCAGATCTGTCCCGATGGGGGAGTTGTGAAAAACGATCTTGGGCCATTCGTGGTTGCCGGGCACGTAGTACACCGGTGCGATCTTGACCAGCTCGGTGCACAGGTCGGTGACGACGGAATAGTCGTCCACCAGTTTGTCGTTCATGTCGCCGGTGATGGCGATGATGTCCGGCTTGAGCGCGGTGATCCGCTCGATCAGATCCGCATTGTGGTCGCCGAACTCATGCAGATGCAGATCGGACAGCTGAACGACCCGGACGTTCGAGGTCAGCTTGTCGGACTGGACCTGATAGTAGCTCTCGACAAAGCTCTGATGTTTTGCAATAAGGGTGAAGATGCCCCACAGGGCCGCCAGCAGCACCGCCAGCCCCAACACGAACTGAAGGATGCCCAGGACGATTTTTTTCAAAGGGCCGAAACGGGCCTTGCGGGGTGCGTAATGAGAAGCCAAAGATTATCCCTCCTGTCTGGTTTTAGAGCGCATTGCCTCACGCAGCAGTGCGCGGATGGAATAGGCATTGTTGGCCTTGCTCTCCGAAATGCCGATGGCGTATTCGTAGGTCGCCTCGGTGCTCTCGGCGTTGTAGGCCGCGATGAGGCGGTGGAAGTAATCGGCAAAGCTCTCAGCGTCCTCCATCCGGCACTGGTCGAAGAAGCCGATGAACTGCTGGCCGCCGTTGTAATAGACGGTGCCGCAGGTGGCCGAGGCTTCCTTCAGGAAGCCGGCAAACTGGTCCAGCATCGCGTTGCCGCGTTCGCGGCCGTAGGCGGTGTTGATCTGGCTCAGGTTGGTCAGCTCCACCACCACACAAACGGTATCGTCCGGCAGGACGCGGCTACTGTTGTTCCGGATGAACAGATCGCAGGCGGTGCGGTTGGGCATATCCAGCGACTGCTCGGTGAAGAACAGGTATTCCACAAAGTCCTGGATACGGCCCAGCAGGATGGCACCGCAGACGCCCAGGATGAAGAAGACCGCGACGCCCAGCAGGATATACAGCTTGACGTTGATCTTCTCGCTGACCGTGGTGCTGGCCAGAACGCCCAGGTTGACCGCGCCACAGTATTCGTTGTACTCCTTCATGGTGATGGAGAGGCTCTCATACAGGGAGTTCAGCTGGCTCTGCAGGGCGTCGATCTCCTGCTCCACAGACTGCTGGGAGAAGGCCTTGTTCTTGCTGGAAACGTCCGTGGAGTCGGATGCATCCTGGAACACGTTGATGATATACTGGCAGTAGGCAGCGTCGATGACGTTGCTGGACTTGCGGTTCAGAATCGTCACGTAGTCGCTGATGAGGGTGTCGTAGACGGTGGTGCGGTCTACTTTGGTGTCATACTCGTAGACATCGTTCAGCACGAAGCCGCCGGCGTCATCCTCGGTGCCGGTCCGGGCTCCTCTTTGATAGTAGAGGGAGCCGTCCTTGTTCTTGTTGCCGTAGCTCTGGATGACTTCCAGTACGGCGGCGACCTTCTCGGTGTCCACATCGCCGTCCATGATGTAGGTGTTGTAGCGCTCCTGGTATTTTTTGAGCAGGACTTCCCGGTTCTGCGTCAGCTTGCCGCCCAAAATCTCGGAGAAGAGATAGGGGATCTCAACGTCGCCGACGTAGTTGTACTCATCGAGCAGGTCCGAGAGAGACATCCCGGTGTGGGAAGAGATGAACTCCGGGTGCGATTTCTGGCAGTTGATGAGGTTGGAGGAGATCTCGGAAACGGTGTTTTTCAGGATCTCCGCCTGTTCGAGGTAGTCGTAGCCATGGCCGTCCAGCGCAGAGGCATTGTTGGGGATGGTGTAATAGTCCACGTATTTTTCGCCGAAGCTGGCAAAGTAGCAGCTCAGGATCTCATCCAGCATGGTGCGGGCGTACTCGGTGTTGTAATTGCTGCTGAGCGAGAGCGTGACGAGGTATTCGGTGGATTGGTATTCCTCCACGTCCTCACCTTTTTCAATTTTGGCCGCCTGGGTCTTGGCCACATCGTCGGGTACGATGGGGGTGACCGTGCCGCCGGAGCGGATGGTATCCACGTTGACGGTCAGGTCCAGATTTTCAATGGCCTGCTTGACGACGGAGGAAGAGAAGATCTCCGAAACATCCAGTTCGCCGCCGCTGGGGGTCTTGCCGTCCTCGGCCTGGGAGTAGTTGTATTTGATGATGGACTGCGCCGTATAGGCCTGATTGCTGGTGGCATAGCGCATGAAGAACACGCCTGCACAGAACGACATCAGCGCGATGAGCGGCCACCATTTTTTCAGATATCGGATGATGTTAAAGCTTTTCATTTCGTTTTGTCCTTATCGCGGATGACTTTGCTCTTGGCGAGGACCCAGGCGCAGAGTGCACAGAACGTGACGCCGCCGGTCAGGATCATCCACTTGATGCTCAGCTCGTCGGCCAGGGAACGTTTCTCGAAACTGATGGTCAGGTAGTTTTTGGTCTTGTAGCGGATGTATTCCTTGTTGAGGATCCGGGAGGTCTCGATAAGGTTCTCCAGCTTCTGCTTCATATCCTGGATCATGCTCTCGGCGGTTGCAACGCTGGAAGGCGTATTGGCCGTCTGGGCATTCATCTGGCGGATGGCGTATTCGTTTTTCTGGATGATGGCCATCGTATCGTTGGCGGAGTCGTTGGCGCTCTCGGCCGCCGAGGCCTGGTAGTCAATGGCGACCTTGGTGCGGGACATATAGAAGTTGTTCTGGGTGTCCAGCGTGGGGATCAGAACAACGGCAGTCAGGGCCGAGTCATAGATCTCGATGGTGTGCAGGCGGTTCTGGTATTCGGCCATGAGTTTCTGGTAGCTGATGTTCTTCAGAAAGTTCTGGTATTCCAGCTTGCTGATGTAGCGTTCCCGGTTTTTGGAGAGGCCGCTCTGCAAAACATAGGAATCGTATTTTTCAAGGTCGATGCTGGTGAAATTATCCACCTTCTGGCGCAGAGAAGTGAAGGTCTCGCCGGTGAGTTCGGAGCGGAAGGTACCGTTCTCCTTGGCGTTGGTGTTCAGGAAGCGGTGGAGCTTCTGGCACTCCTTATCAAAGAAGGAGCCGATCTCCATGTACTCCTGCTTGTCGCACTCGGACCAATCGGGGGAGATGCCCATCTCGACGTAGGTATAGTCCTCGTAGAAGACCTCTTTGTAGGACTCGACGATCAGGCCGAGCATATCTCTGGCCGAGATGCGGGGGCCGATCTCGTCGTTCTTTTCGTAGGTGATGGTGTAGGTGGTGGCGATCTTATAGCTCGTGGTGTCGGAAGGCAGCTGCATTCCGTTGACGTTGGAAGCCCAGGCCGTGATGTTTTCAGCCATATCCTGCGCGGTGACCTGGCCTTCGAGGCCGGCCTTCGCAATGGCGCGGTCCAGCACGTCGTCCGATTTGATGAGCGAGATGTTGAACCGGGTGTTGTTGGGGTAAAGCCCTCTGGTGGCTTCCTCGTAGTTCAGGGCGATCATCATCTTTGCGGTGCGGGCTTTCAGGTGGTACATCACAAAGCTGGTGGAGCACATCACCAGAAGGATGAGGGCCAGGTAGAGGAGGCGGTGCTTCCACAGCCCCTGGAAGAGAAGTTCGACCAGCGCCCAGAACTTACTTTTTTGCGGGCGGTTCGGTTGGTTTGTTTTGGGAGATGGCATGGTTGTAGATCACCTCGTTTCGATCCAGCAGCTTCATGGCGTGGCCGATGGGCAGCAGCATGAAGATCGTGTTCATATAGCAGTAAAAGGCGGTGTTGTCGGTCGCGTAGGTCACAAACGCATAAATGGTGCAGTACAACAGCAGGAAAGCGGTCTCGGTGCCGTACTGCTTCTGGCACCAGACGACCTTGCCCTGCCAGCTGAGCCAGATCCAGAAGGAAAAGCCCCAGAAGCCAAGCTCAATGTACATGGTCACAAGGTCGTTGTGCATCCCGCCGAAATCGTGGGTGCCAAAGACGCCGATGCCCGCTGCATTCATGATGCTGATATACCGCGTGACCCAGCCGATGCCGTAGCCGCGGAACGTGGGGCTGAAGGAATACAGGTCGGTGAAGGCTTCGTACAGGCCCTTGCGGCCCATGGTGTCGATGCCCAGGGTGTCCACTGTCCAGCTGAACAGGCCCGACCAGATGAAGAAGACGTAGAACAGGCAGGCGGCGATGGCGAAGATGGAGATGGAATGGAGCACAAAGTTCTGCCCCTTGGGCTTGAGCCGGGTGATGAACAGGTGCATCACCAGCACGCCGAGCATACCGATGAGGGCGATGCGCTTGAGACCCAGATAGAAGAAGCCCGCCGCCAGTGTGAGATGGACGACCCGCCGCCAACCTTTTTCAAAGAGGGCGTAATAGAGGACCATCAGACCGAACCCGAAGGTCAGGTCGTGGACTTCCAGCGCCTTGATGGGCGCATTGGTGTCTACGCCGCCGGATTTGGCAAAGGCGATGAAGCCAGTGATGAACTCGCTCAGGCCGTAAGGCCGGAGGCTGTCGAACACCAGGATGCAGACATTGGCGATGCACATGCCGTAGAAGGTGTAGTCGATGGCTTTGCCGCCGAACAGATACACTGCTGCGCACATCGAGGTAAGCGAGATCATGTGGTAGAGGATGGTGGAACACCCGCGGGACATGTAGTTCAGCTGCTGGAAATCCAGCGACCAGACAAGCATGGACCACGCCGCCATCATCACAAAGGGGATGAGAAAGATGATGTAATATTCCTCGATGAGGGGCAATCGGTTGAAGTCTCCGGTGATGAGCAGAAAACAGGCGGCCAGGCCGACCACGGCGGCCTGCACCAGATACTTCATGAACCAGGGCAGGCCCATGCCGCGGTACCAGAACCCGATGCCCATCATGGCAATGTAGAGCAGCGGCAGCCAGAACGGCCGCTGCGCCGATTTCCGCTTCAGGAATTGTGTTCCTCCATGCTGCGCAAGATACTCCCAGTTTCCGCTGCCATATCCCCCAAAGAGTAGTTTTATAAAACTTTGCATCTGCCCTCCTGTGCGAGCCTGCGGGCAAGCCGCGGCTCTTCGCGTTCGTTCAGTTCAAAAGCTCCACGATGGCCTGATAGTTGCGGGCACAGTTCTGGTCATCCACCTGGTCGAACAGCGCGTCCACACGCTTTGCGTAGAAGGGGGATATCATACCGTTCTGAGCCAGAGCGCGGTCCAGCTCCCGGAAGAGCGCTGCCTGCTCGGTGACCACAGGCCCGAAGCCGTCGTCCCGGTAGCTGAAGTAGCCGACGTCGTGGTGCACGCCCCAATACTGCGCCTCATCGAACTGGTAATAGAGGAGGGGCTTTTTCATATAGGCAAAATCGAACTGTACGCTGGAAAAATCGCTGACCATGACGGCGGATTCCATCAGAAGGGTCTGCACATCGGCCTCACCCAGCGCCGCGATCTTCACCCGCGGGTTGGCGGTGTGGAAGCTGCTCAGAAAACGCTGCACCTCGAAATGAGGGTAGAAGACGGCCTCATAGCCGTGCTTCTCCAGCAGCGCCTCCAGCTCCGGGCTGGAGATGACGTCCTGCCAGTGCCGGAAATAGTCGCTCTGCTCAAACTCGGCCTGGGTCTTCCGCTCGATGGCGTAGGTGCGCCAGGTGGGCATCAGTAGCAGCTGGCGCTTGGTCTCGTGGGGGCGCAGCAGGGCGTCAAACCGACACAGACCCAGCCGTTTGACAATACCAGCTGGATAATGATAGGCGGATTCTACAAAATCCCGTTCTTTTTGCAGGGAGCAGACGAAAAGGTCGGTGCGGATGTTGGGGTAGTGATACCATTTCATGTCGTCGATGATGACCCCATGCTGCAAAAAGGCGCGGGGGCCATGGACCACATGGAGCTTGTCGAGCATGTAGTAGCTGTCGATTTCCGGGGTGTAGCCCAGCACATGGGTGCTGATCTTCATTTCCGATGCGGCGCAGAGCAGATAGTGCTTCCAGCTGCGGTAGGGCACGACCCGGCCCAGCGCCTGCACCCGCTCATAGTCCGGCAGGGTGGGGTCTGCCACGAACCAGCTGTTCAATTCAGGATGCTCCCGGTTCAGGTAGGCAAAGATGTGGTAGCCGTTGTCCCGCGCTTCGCGGCCCCGCTCGGAGACGAGCCAGACATGCCGGTAATCCTTGTTCCAGCACTTCAGAACGGCAGCACAGCAGGTGGCAGTTTCATATTTCAGGAGTTCCCGCAGCAGATGGAAGGCGCGCCGGGTCTTTCGCAGCAGATCGTTCATAGACGTCGTTCCTTTACATTCAGTTGATAATACAGAAAAAATTCCGATTCATCAGGCGCTTTTCACCACATCGCCATACAGGGCCAGCAGCTGGTCGCAGTAGCGTTCCAGCGTCATCATGCGGTCTTTCTTCTGGATGCAGTGGGCCGACATCTCGGCCAGCAGGGGCTTGTCTGCATAGAGCGCCCGGATTTTTTCCGCGTAGGCGGCCGGGGTGAAGGTGTCGTTCAGGATGCCGGTGCGGCCCTCTTCCACCAGTTCCGGGATGCCGCCGATCCGGTTGCAGAGCACCGGGGTGCCGAGGGACTGGGATTCCAGCAGAGCCAGCGGGCAGTTTTCGTACCAAATGGACAGGTGCAGGGTGAACAGCGCCCCGGCTACGAGGTCTTCGAGCGCTTTGCCGATCTGGAAGCCGACGTACTTCACATTGGGCAGGGTGCAGTTTTTGCACAGATCCTCCATGGGGCCGCTGCCCGCGATGACGAAGGGAATGTCCGGCAGCAGCTTGCAGGCTTCGAGGATGCGGTCGATGCCCTTTTCCTCCGAGAGGCGGCC